CTATAATGGATGCTTCAGTGGCTGTGCGCCTAATTTCAGGCATTGAACCACGGGCGTATTCTGACACGCCTGACACAGTGTTAATGTCTTGTTCAATAATAGCGGAATAGTTGTAAATCTCAGGAGACAAAGGTGTTTGAGGCATTGGTATAACAACCTCGTTTAACGACTTGTTTTCGTCTACAACAGGCACAAGCCTGCCATCTTCATCTGCTTCTAAAGCTTCACGGCCTTCAGGGCCGAAAGATCTTTCGTGGAACAAATATTTGCGGGCGTAACGTTTACGTGCGTTAACCAACTGGGAGCGTGTTTTATCTAATTCCTCTTGGAGAGATTCGATAGCTTCCAGATCGCCCATCGGATAGAAGTAATCGGGTACATCGTAGTTGCGTAACATGACGAAAGGCTGCCCATAAGCATAAGGCATAGGTATCGGATCAACTAAAAACTCCTCACCGTTCTGAGCTAACACACTCATCTTGTTGTTAACAATGTCATAAAATTCAAAAATGACTGTTCTGTCTACAATGTCTTGCAAATACTGGTCTTGCTGCTCCCTGTCAGTGGGGGTGAACATAGGGTTCAGAACCGAATCGGCACCAAGGTTTTTGCGTGCGGAAGCTTTGTAACGTTTGTCTTTTTTAGCTTCTTCTAAAGGTCGGATTATGCGTTGACATATCCACTGTGCATCCTCTAAACAGGTAGCTTCAGGGTCTATGTAAATGTCGTAAGGAGATACTCTTTCAATGAAAGGCTGATCTTCAACAACCATCATCGCAGTGTCAGGAATACTTGCAGCCATCTGCTCATCTGTAGGCAGATCGCCTGCCATTTCAGGGTTTTCCATAGCGAACATGTCTGTTTCACCAACAGCGTCTATTAACAGTTCGTCACGTTCAGTGTCGCTAAGGGTGCGTTCTTGTTCAACGAAATTCCAACCTACTTTCAACCAGCCGTGACCGAAGATAAGAAAATCTTTAACGGAACGGCGGAAAGGTTTACGGAAATCGTGATGCCTCCACAAATGGTTAACTACAGCTTCAACGAAAGCCGCTCTGTCTTCATCTTCAGGCTGGTTGGGGGTGACAACTATTTTAGGATGGTTAACTGAAACAGCGGGAGCTATAACGTTAACAGTTGAGAAAGCTAAATTAACTGCGATCAGATCTTCGTTGCTGATCGTCGTGTTAGGCCAATGTTTCCCACGGTACAGATCAACCATGCGTCGCCACAACTGGTCATAACCCATGTCATCACGCCAACGAGCCGCTGCCGTTATTTTTTGTAAAGTTATGCTGTGTTGTTCAGCACGGGTTTTCCGAGCCATCAGACCTTCTCTATGTTCCTGCCTTGAGCTTTCGCTTCAGCTACCAACTTGTTTTCACGTTCACGTAAAGTTAAATGCTGTTCATCTTTAGGTAACCTGGAACGTGCAGCCGCTCCTGTTATAACCCTGAGTCCCAACAATTTTTGCCGCCACTCCCATAATTCTTCAAGCTCGACATCAGTTTTAGGCCCTTTGTGGGCTTCAACGTATTCTGCGAACTCTTTGAAAGAAGCGTCAGGCGCTAAAACAGCCACTAGCTAGGGCGAGGACCGAAACCTTCAGCGTTCCAACCCTTTAGACGTGGTTGCGGATCTACGTTAGGTTCAACTTTGCCAGTCACACCATGCTGATTCATAGGTGTTTCACGCACAGCAGTCTCACCATAACCGCCAGTCATGTGAGCGTACTCTGGGCTGTCGAAACGTTGAGCGAAATCCTGAGCGCCGCCTGGCTCCCATACAGGGTTAGCTACAACGCTTGAACCGCGTTCCATTTTGTTATTACCACCTGAAGTGCCAGATCCATCAACGTTTTCGCTGGCACTCGTGTGGGAAACAAATCTTGCCATTTGAACCTCCTCGGTTCGTATAGTCTCTAAATAATACGGTTATACTGTCCCACGCACAGTTTTTGACCCGATACGGGTACTTGGAGACTCTTTTTCGGACATAATAAGGTTCTTAAACCAATCCACAGTCCAGTAATCGTCAGCAGCGGGCGCATATTCGGGCATGAACGCATACTGGCGCATCTGATTAGACAAAGCTAAAGCCATCACACGGTCATCAAAAGGAGAACCCGACATGGTGCCACGCTCATTACGAACATAAGTTTTCAACTCGTTAATAGTGTTCCTGTCAAACAACGTCAACTCGTCATTCCTGAGAGCCATAGACAAATCGTCAATCAACAAAGGTTTAGTAGTCCTAGTTGTTTTCCAACCAAACTCCTGAGAAACCTTGTTAGTGACCTTATTCACAGAACGTTTCCTGAACATGTTAGGATACCCCAAATGACGAAGCTGCACGATTGTAGTCAAACCATGATTGTTAGACTCCACGCAACACAAAGCGTCGTTGTACCACAAACCCAACATGTGAACTTCCTCAGCGAGATTATCAGGCGGGATATGCCCATGCCAACAAGCAGCCTGCTCACCAGTACGAACATCCAACACTTGAATACACGAATAATCGCCGTGAGCTAAACCTTCAGCCGTGTCAACACCCAGAACATAAATCTGGTTACTGACTGGTCTACGCCAAACTGTGAGCATCTTCTCTGAACTCCACTACCCGTTTAGCAGTCTCCCTCATGTAACCCATAACACCAGGTTCGACTACAGTTGCCATAGCTTCCAACTTATCTAAATCAAACACAGGGTTACCTGATTTGATAAACGCCTCCTCAGGCGTAGTAGGGTACTCTTGAGCCAACTGCCAAGACAACATGGAATCTTTCTTCGATTCGTACCACGATTCATCCCTGTCTTCGGTAGCTGACCAAGGGAAAAACATTGGAGCGAACTTGTTGTTCCCTGTTTGAGAACCAACCCACGTTTCGTGAAAAAAGTTACCAGAACCATTAGCAGTAGACAAACCAATAATGCGACCGCCAACGTCAGCGACAGGTTCTATAGAAGCCCACGCTTCTTCAGGGTTTGGAAGGAACGCCCATTCGTCAACCACAACCAGCGAAGCTGACTCACCTCTTGCAGGATCGGATGCTGAAGGCATTGAAGTAATTTGCGACCCGTTATCAAACCCCATTTTCTGCTGATGCTCGACAAGCGATTCAGGACCCTTCGCGACCATCCACTCAGGTAAATGCTGTAAACCATATTTAGATTTCCTTAACAATAAAACAGACTCACGCTCTGTGCGTGAAAGATCAATAATGTTCTGATCGGGATGAAAATAAGCTAACCAAAACTGGTGAGCAGCGACCAGCGTGGTCCATCCGATCTGTCTAGCTTTCAAAGTCAAAGAATACCTGTGGTCAGCCCAATGGTCGATAGCTGTAGATTGCGCTGCACGCAACTTGAAAGGGATACGCCCATGAGCGGGATGAGCTATATGCCAATAGTTTTCCATGAAATACTTTTCGTCGCTAACGCAACGCCGCCACTCAGCTTCCTGCTGTAACTCAGTTAGACGAGACATCGAAACTCCACCATAATTGAAACACGTAACGAACATCATCAGACTCCACAGGTGTCGTGTGATGCGAATGAGTCCACCCGCTAGGAAAAACAACCAACCTGCCGATCTTAGGTTTAACCCTCAAATCATGCTCAGGAAAAACCAGCTCGCCCCCTTGAGAAACATCAGACAAAAAACAAACCCCAGTCAAATGCCTTCTGCTTAAATACCCTTCAGGGAAATAATCGGCATGAGTAGCATGATAAGCCTGACCTGTGCGATACTTCAAAATGTTGTAAGTTTCTTCCAAATTAAAAGGAGGGAACTTGCAAGCATCAGGATACTTTTCCAAATACTTCTCCAAACAAGCATTAGCGTAATTCAACACAGGGACATGAATAGGAAACAAATCAGACACATTGTACTTTTGGATAAAAGAATCTCTGAAATCTTTATTAACATTGAAACCCTCGTTGCCACCAACTAAAGCAGGTTGCCATTCTTTACTTTCAGCGTTTTTAACAACATCAGAAACATTCAAAAAATCTGTTTCATAAATTTCAACAAACATTAAACGTAAACTTCGACGTAAGCGTCACACTCAGGGCAACTCAAATTAGAAACCATAGAATACGACTCATCCATAATCGCAGGGCGACTATCATCATCAAGATCATGGTCACCGCCCCAAATCAACTCAGTTTTACAATGCCAACAATTCATGTTTTACCCAGGGTGGTTAATCAAAAATTCCTCATATTTTTCTGGTGAATCCAAAATAATCGTAGTATACGAATAGCTACCACCATCATTCTTATCCTTACCCAGTGTAACAGTAATCGCACCAACAAGCGTACCAATAGCCACCAACAAACCCGTAATCGCTGTAATCAACTTAACAGTCTTATTCACTCCACCTCCAAGAAAATACACTCACCAGGGCAATCCTCAGCCGCTTCAATAGCGCTCTCAGCCAACTCGTCTGGGACTGTCGCTGTTCCAGCAGCCATTTGTAAGACAGGAGTGCTTTTATCTGTACGAGGGTTATCTGGTCCATACAAAGATTTCCAATCCGCTTCCTTCACATACGCTAACCCGTCGTCGTGCATGTCAAACAAACCAGGGCAAATCTCTACACAAAGCCCGTCGCCCGTGCAGAGATCCTGGTCAATCCAAACTTTCATCTACTGGAACCAAGATTGTACAATCCGAGCTAACACCCCCACCAGATACACTGTAGACGCGCCAATCACCCCCATCGCCCCCAGGATTATCCAATCTTTCCCTGACGGCGGTTTCATTGGCAAGATTCGCAACTCTCAGGGTTCTCCAAACCGCAAACGAGTTCCTCGTCATCGTCGAACAAATCGTACTCCTCGGAAAAAAACGGGCCATCATAAACAAATTCAGGGCGCTCCCCCAACGATTCTTCACGCTCATAATCAACTATCCCCATCAACAACTCTCAAATGAAGAACCTGAGCTTCCAACTCGTCAGCCAACTCAGAAT